TTTGATAAAGCAGTTATAAAAGAAAAAAATATTTCTGAAAAAAGAAATCTTAAATTAGTAAATAAAAAAATTAATTTATATGCTAAAATACTTTATTTAATATTGAAAGATTTATATATTGAATCTGAATATTCTTTACTTCCAGATAATAAATTTGTTTATTATATATAAAAGTGAAAAATATTATTAAATTATCTAATTTTTAATTCCCATCTATCTCCGAATGATACTTCATTACTATCTACATAATCTTTGTATCCTAATGCTTTATACAAAGGTAAAATAGCATATGATAATAATTCACAACTATTTTTTTTTGTTTCAATATCTATGTTAGTTGATGCTCTTTTATCTTCACTTTTTTCAATTATTTTATTTATAAATAATTTTATATCTATTAAATTTTTCTGCAGTATATATTTTTTATATTTATTAGTGTATAATAAATATGGTTTTTTATTATTCATATCTTTTATATTTTCAAATATCTTATCAACTACTTTATTTTCTAATAATCTATTTTCTTTATGTAATTTACGATTATATCTATATATTTCATATGCTTTTTTTTCACAGGGTCTAAAACCATATTTAGCATAATATGGCTCTCCACTTATAATTGTTCGTAAATATTTTAATTTTATACCTATATTATAACATTTTTTCATGGAATTATCTTGTAATTCTATACTTGTTATATGTTCTGTATCTTTATTATTTTTTACATATTCTATAAATATCTGCATCAATATATCACCTATTTTATATTTATGTTTTTCATCTATGCATTTTATACAATCATCATTTGAATTTAGATCATTTAATATCAAAACTGTATCACGTGTTTCTTTTGAATTATAATTAAAACATAAACAATTATAATCATTATCTCTTAAATTTACAAAACATATGTTGTGTTTATTACTTTTTTTAGATATTATTTTTTCAATATTATAATAATATTTTTTATTGTCTTTTAATTGTATTTTTTCTATTACTCCTTCCGTTTGGTTTTTAAATTTTATTATTCCTTCATCAATTTTTGTTAATTTTCCGATACGAGTTATTTTATTGTCATTTATATAATCATATATATTTCTCATAATTTTTTCATTATTATTTTCTAAATTATTATTTTTAGTATTAAATAATTTTTTACGAACATATAAATCTATATTTACATATTTCATTATTTATAAATAGACATAATATAAGAATAATTTTATAGATTTTATAATATTTATAGTTCAATATAAAGAATAAATAATATATAAAAAAGTAATACTATGACAACTTTAGAAATATTTTTAGATGAATATAATAATAAATAAAAATTGTTAATAATATTTTTTTACTATTAATTATTAAATTTATCATATTAAATAAATTCAACATCTGCAAATTTTTTACTATCTTCGTTATAAATTAGATATGTTTTATAATTTCCGGTGATTGTATAAATTACATTATATTCACCAATTAAACAAGAATCACAATGATGTATATTAGGTGGTATATAAATTGCTTTTCCAAATGGTATGCTGAAAGCTGTCATTATAAGAATATCTTTTTTTATTTTACCTATTATTATATATCCATGACAATTGCTATTTAATGGTTGATGAAAATGTGGAGTATCATGTGTTTCAATATATAGACCATTGCCTAATCCAGATTGAAGTATATAATCTTTAAAATAATTTTTTCCTACTGAAATATTAATATTTTGAATATCATTATTATTATATAGATTAAATATATCTCCATTTTCAATTAAATTACATAAATAATAATTTAAATTTTCATTTGTAGCTACTTCTACAGGAATTTTTAATATTTCATCTTTAATTAAAATAAATAAATTTTTACCTAATATATTATTATCTGATTCTATAATTTTATTAGTTTCTATAATATCATCAGTTTCTATAATTTTAATATTTATTTTAATTCTTCTAGGTTTAATTAATTTAATATTTTTAATTGTTAGTTTTTCATTTGATATTATTAAATTATTATTTTTCCAAATAACTTTTGAATATTTATTAAAAGTATCTATAATTTTATTTGTTTTCATATATGCTTCACTATTTTTACCTTTTCTATTTACAAATAATTTATCCATATATTTTATTTTTATTATTATTATAATTGAATATACAAAAATTATTAAATAAATTTTATTCAAACAATATAATAAATATAATAATTGGTTTATTTACTACCTTATATATTATCACTTTTTTATTTTTTATTTATTTTTATAAAAAAATTACATGAAAGATGTAGTTTGGAATTTATTGTAATGGAAAAGATTTATAATTTTTTTAATTTTTACACACTTTAATAAATAGGAATCATATACAATAATTCATTTTTAGATAATTGTGTATTACCAATAATATTTTTTATAAAAGTAATAGTTTCTGGCTTACATAATGAATTGTATATAATTTTTAGATCATCTAGTTTTCCTGTTATTACATTTATATGGTTTTCAAATAAATAACTTTCAATAGTTCTCATACTATCAATATTTTATGTTTTTTTAATGATTGATAATATTCTTTTTTTTTATTGATATAATCTATAATCTTTTATACATTTTAATAGAAAAAGGAGGTGCTATAATAAATAAAATTGATGATAAAGAAATATTATATCTGCTTATTCCACAAGAAGATGTATAAAAAAATATATCTTAATTTTTACATTTAGAAATATACAAAAATATATTCTGATTATTATCATTTGTTAAAGAACCACCTTTTATTTTATTATTTGATTTATCAATTTTATTTTTAAATTTTAATGTTAATTGATTACAAGAATTGATTATATATTTTAGTAAATTAATATCAATTTCATAAAAATTTTTTCTTTTTTTGTAACGATATTGTTTAATTTGTGCAATTACACAAGATTCAATTTCAGTAATATCTTTAGTTTCAAAAATAAATAAAACTTTCATTTTATCAGAATTAGCAGAATTATAATTTGCTAATCTTTTATTAAAGTCTTCAGTTTTTCCAAATCTATATATACCATCAATATCTTTTGGAGATTTTATAATATAAATAGATCCTTTAATTTTTTTTGGAATTGGTTTTTGATTATTTTCTAGTATTTGTATAGTTGAATTTAATCCTGTAATTATGTAATTTTTATATTTATTTATTAATTTTTCTAGTTCAATAAAATAAGTACGAACTTCTTCACCTTTTTTTGTTTTAGATAATAAACAAATTCTTTTAAAGCAATCTGGTGTTAATAAAATAATTTCTTTATTTGATTTAGAAATTTTACAATTAATTTTTTCTTTTGAAATTTTATAATCAATATTTTTATTATAAGTATTGGTTAAAGTTTCTTTTATTCTACTTTTTTTAGATTCCAACCATTTAGCAACTTTATCAATATTTATTATAAAATCATCATTATTATTTTCATTAAAATCGTATATTGTATAAAAATCATCAATAAATGTTTCTATTAAATTATAAGGTATATTTGAATATTTTTTTATAAAATTTTTTAATTTATCATTATTAATATTGTTTGAATTTTCAATTATAAAATCCTTTTTATAATTTATACATTCATTATTTTCTTTTCCATATTTACAATCTATAAATTTTGATATATTTTTTGTTATTGATTCTAATTTTATTTCATTTTTACTCCATACAAATATTTTTGCTATTTTATTTGTATTATTTATATCTAATCTATTTGCTCTACTTATTCTTTGTATTATACTTATTACATTATTGTTAGGATGTGTTAAATATATTGAATCACATTCGGGTATATCTATTCCTTCGTCTAATATATGGACGTTACATAATATATTTATACAACTATTATCATTTTTAAATTTTATTAAATTCTTATTCCTTATAATTGCACTAGTTTTATAATTAATTTCATATATTTTAATATTTAATTCAAAATATAAATTAATAGTTTGCACTATTTTAATAAATTCATTCATTTCTTGTATTGTCTTTAGATATACAATACATTTAATAACTTTTGTTAATTTTATAGCATCTAGTAAAAAATATGCCTTATTTATTATAATAGTTTTATCAATTATTGTTTTATCAAATTTCATATCATCAATTTTAGTAATTATTTTATCATTATCTGGATAATAAAAATTATAATCGCATATATATTTATTTTTAATTGCATCTTCCCACGTCAATTCGTATATATTATTTGTCAATATATCAGATTTTAATGGTGTTGCAGATATAAATAAAATATTTTTATTATTTATAATTAGCTTATTCATTTCTGATTTATGATTAGTTAGCATATCATTTGACAAGTTGTGAAATTCATCAATTATTATAAGTGGATTATCTATTTTTAGTAGTAATTTATTTATAACATCACATGAATCGTATGTAGATGATATAACATTTTTATCTTTTAATATTATATTGTTAATATTTCTTTCAGCTTTACAATTAACAAGTATAAAATTAATATTCTCATATTTAGAATAATAATTTTTATAATGAGTTTGTATTTGTTCAGTTGTAGATATTAAAGGAGTTAAAATAATAATATTGTTATATTCTAATGATAGTAAGAAAGAAACGAATGTTTTACCAGTTCCACAGGGCATTGATAAAATGTTTTTGTTATTATTCTTAATATAATTATATGCTTCAATTTGATAATCTCTTGGTAAAAAGTCTAAAATTTTATTATTAGTTATATATGGTAAGTTTATATAATTAATTCTTTTTTTTCTGCATATAATTTGTGATGATAATTTACCAGAATAATAAACAGAACCATTAAATCCAGTTTCAGCAATAAAATTATAGAAACCTGATAAATCATGAATTGAAATTGTATTATCATTGCCTGTGGTTGAATAATTTTTACATTGCACAAATAAAAAAGTTAAATCATTATTTTGACAAACAATATCACAACCAATATCATCACAATTTTCTTGATTATTATTAATAATTTTTAGATCAACTAATATGTGTTTAGGAATTTCAGACCACAACCAACAATTAATATATTTATTTTTAATGATTTTTTGAACGTATTTTTCATATTCAAGGCCTAATTGTAATTTGGTATTTAATGACATTACTATTTATATATATTATTTAATACTTATGTATATATACTTTTTAAAAAACAATTTTTTATTTTATATATAATGTACTTATAATAAAATAAAACAATACATTGATGTTTTTTGATTGTATCATATAATACAATCAAAAAAAATTTATAAATATAATATATATAGATGAATTTTGAAACATTTATAAATAAGTACAGTTTTGTAAATTCTAGATTTGTTAAAGATTTTTTTAATGTTATTAAGGAGGATTATATTGAAAGATATAATGAATTTTTAATTGATAGTGAAATATTAAGAAAATGGTTAAAAATTTTAAATAGAAGAATTTTTAATGATACTATAAAAAGAAGTTATAGAAAAAATATAGACTATAAAATAAAAAAAATGAAAAGAGAAGATGGAGGTAGTGGAGGACATAATTTTGAAGTAATCACTTTAACACCAGAAACAGCTAAAAAATTATGTTTATCAACAAATTCTAAAGTAGGAACACAAGTGCAGCAATATTTTTTAGATTTAGAAGTTGCTTTATATAAATACAAAAATTATATAATTGAGGGTATGAATAAAAAAATACAACAATTAGAAAATAATCAAAAACCAAAAATAAATCCAAATAAAAAAATTATTTATGTATTTAGAGCATTAAATAGTGATTTAACGCTGTATAAAATTGGTAAAACAATAAATTCTAAAACACGATTTTCTAGTCATAATTCACCTTTAGCAAATGATTTAGAAGTACTTTTTCAATATGAAACAGATAATATAGAACAAGTTGAATCTTGTGTTAAAGCACTGATGAAAAAAGCACAATATAGAAAATATAAGGAAATTTATAGAGTTGATTTAGATATTATAAAAAAAACAATAAAGAATTGTGATACAGAAATAATTGAAATAAATAAAGAAATAGAAAAAAAGAATAAAAAACAAAAAGGAGGTGCTTTAATAAATAAAATAGATGAAAAAGAAATATTATATCTGCTTATTCCACACGAAGGTATATAAAATTTTTTCAACTAAAATTATCCTCATCTTCTTAATAAACAGGAATCATATACAATAATTCATTTTTAGATAATTGTGTATTACCAATGATATTTTTTATAAAAGTAATAGTTTCTGGCTTACATAATGAATTGTATATAATTTTTAGATCATCTAGTTTTCCTGTTATTACATTTATATGGTTTTCAAATAAATAACTTTCATTATTGGTTTCTTCTACTAATACTGGTTTTAATGATATTTCTTTAATGCCAAAATTAATAATCCACTATAAGGTGTATTATTATTTAAAAATATATTTATATATATAATTAATATATATATATGATTACATTACAATCTTTTCTTAAAAAATACTCAAGTATTTCAAATACATTTATTGATGATTTTTTTTCATTATATACTTCAGAAACAACTTTTAATGATTTAGTTATAAATTTTGATAATTTACTTAAATGGTTAAATATTCGTAAAGATAGTTTGAAAAGAACTTTAATAGAAACATATATTAAAAATATAGATTATAAAATAAAAAAAGTTGCATCTAAAACACCAGGAAAACCACGTGAAGAAATTATGATAACAGCTGACTGTTGCAAAAGATTATGTATGTTATCAAAAACAAAAAAAGCTGAAGAAGTTAGAACTTACTTTATTGAAGTTGAAAAATTAATGAATAAATACAAAGATTATATTATTGAAGCATTAAATAAAAAAGTTGGTATTTTAGAATATAATCAAAAAAAAATACCAGATTATAAAGGTGGTGTAATTTATATACTAAAGACAGACAAAGATATAGTTGATTTATATAAAATTGGGAAAACACAAAAATTTAAAGAAAGATTAAGAACACATAATACTACGCATATTGATAATGTTGATGTAGTTCATATTTATCCTACAAAATATATAGATGAAGTAGAAAAATGTTTAAAAAATATATTATCAACAAGACAATATAGAAAAAGAAAAGAATTTTATCAAATAGATTTAGATGTACTTAAGGAACTAATTTC